CGAAACCTATGGCCGAGACAGTTATACAACAAGGCATAAACGGAAAGCTGTCTGAAATATGGGGAACTGAAATCACGTTGTATTATCCCGGCCTGTATGCCGGTGTTACCGATGTGGTGGGAGTCTATGACTATGAAGATAGTATTATAGACTTTAAACAATCAAACAGACCCAAACGAAAGGAATGGGTTGAGGACTATTTTATACAAGTCGGAGCCTATGCAATGGCCCATAACTATGTTCATCGGACTCAAATAACTCAGGGTGTTATTCTTATGTGCACACCTGATTGTTTCTTCCAGAAATTTATAGTCAAGGGGAAGGAATTTATAAAATATCAGCATAAGTTTTTAGAAAGGGTAGGTAAATATTATGAATCTAACTGAACGATATATAAAGTGGCGACTTCGTGACATGATTGCGGCCGAAAAAAGGCTCAAGAGGCTTTTGTCTGCTGACATTGGACAAGGCACTAGCAACCAGCAGATTGATGGATTACTGAAGCTAATAGCCAAAGAACTCCAGTTGCTGGCGTCAAGGCAGTCAGAAATTATGACTTTGCAAGAAATACGTGACGAAAACGACAAATAATTACAAAAATTACATTATAGAGCTCTCCGAAATTCATGTTTTTTTTGAAATTGATTTTTTGAAAACATGTAATTTATGTAATTCTGTAATCACCCGCAGTTTAATTGGCTTATTTAACCTCTTAAAAAAAAGTGTTGTAATCCGCCACTTATTGACGATACAGGGGCCACGCGAAGAACTCTTGGTCTAAAAATATTTGAAAAACTCTGAGAAGTCCTATAGGTCTAGTAGAATGGGAGGTAGAAACAAAGACTGGGTTGCTCCACCGCCGTGGATGGAGGAGTTTAATAAAAAACATAATCCAAACTATTATTATGGCACGCACACCGAAGAGAAGGAAACCCAGAAGAAAAAGAAAACTGGTAGAACCTACACAACCAAACGATATCCCATATTCAAAGTGCAGGATTGAATGGATTGATATTATTTCAGATTCAGGATGGGCTAGTGATAAAGAATTTAATAGAATGAAATTAGCTACTCCAGTAAATGAAGGATGGATATATTCCAAGGATAAGAATAATATTAAGATCTTTGCTTCTTATGATAAAGACGAAGATACTAAGGAGATTACTTTTGGAGATCGAACTATGATTCCTATTGCTTGTATTAAAAAAATAACTAAGTTAAATTAGATGGGAGGACATATGAATAAAATTGCTAAAAAGTTAAGAAAACTTAAAGATCAGTTAGATAAGATAGAAGAAAAAGAAGATGAGATTCTTAGTCAAATTGATGAAGCTATTGATGAGTTAGAAGAATCTGACGATTAATGGTATTATGGGAATATCCATGGAAAGGGGGAATAATGGCTAAAAAGAAAAAGAAAAAAGGGAAGAAAAAAAATAAGAAAAAAGGCAAGAAGAAAAGATAATTACTTCAAAGCCAACTTCGGTTTTTGATGCTCTAACTCTTCAGGTTTTCCTTTTTTGGAATGCTTTAAGAGTGGAGCATTATCAGTAACAATTCCTACAAGTCTTTTATCCAGTTCTTCTTCGGACATATCTTCTATTTTTCCTGTACGTATGACTTTCTGTTCTATATAGAATCCACCTACTTTTCCTCTATTTACTTCTGCATTTGTAGCAGCTGAGAATGATCTATGTTTGATTGCTTCATCTCTTATCTTTGCTAATTCACTTAAATGACGACCTACTGTTATTTGATATTTATGGGCAACTTCTTCCCGTAATTCTCCTATGTGCTTAACTACGAGTGGATATGTTTTAGCACTCTGAAGTTCACTAGCTTTTTTCCTTAGCATAGCGGGATCTCCATCATATCCAGCTTCTTTAGCACATTCCCATGCAAATTTCTTACCCTCATGAAGGATAAGAAGTTGTGCAAATTTGCGTTGCATATCAGTAAGTCTCTTAGGTAATCCCATATTGACTTTATAAAAGATGAGTACTATATTGTCAATCATGAAAGAAGGTGAAGAACAAAAAGAAGGGGTGTGTATAACAGCTGCTATGAAGAAAGATTTAAGTAGAGGAAAAGAAATTGATTATCATAGGTATTGGAAAGATATGTATGAGAAAGAACATAAACTTAGACAAGAAGCTCAGGGAGAAACTACGATTGTTAAAGGTATAGGTATGAATTCTCCTGAAATGAAAGACGCTAAAGCAAGAATTAAAGAGTTAGAAAATTCATTAGCTATGGCATTAGAGATTAATGAGAGTCATCAAAGATATAATGGTAAACTTCAAGCGAGAGTAACTGAGTTAGAAGAAGATAATAAAAAAATTAGCAAGCAAATAGAAGATAAGGTGAATCTTATGCGTAAAGCAGGTCTTTAATGCTTAAAGGTAGAGATTTAATTATGATCTTCGATCGATTCGTAGGTCCAAAGAAAGGAAGTTCGGTAGCCCAGGACGCTCGGGTTCAAGTTCGAACACCTGATGGAAAACATTATGATGTTATGACTGTGAATTTAGTTGAAAATAAATTAATTGGTGCTCGAGAGACTCATCGAATCGTGATTTCTACACATGAAGAAGTGGCTGAAATGGGTGCTCCAAAGCTTATTATATAACGCAAGTGTTACCTTAAAATATTGATGGGTCCAGAGAAGAAATTATGGCGTGAATTAAAAAAATCTACGCCGGAAATTCGGTGGACAAGAATAGAAAATACTGGGGCTTTAGGTACACCAGATCTGTTGGGATATAATAAAAATAATCATTTTTTTACTGTGGAACTTAAGGTAACAAAAGGTAATAAGCTTAACTTTTCTCCTCATCAAATTTCATTTCATATCACTCACCCACACAATACATTTATCTTAGCCAAGTCGCTCAAAGAGACGACTTACAAAACGTTTTCAGGCTCTAGAATCCTGGAGCTTGTTGCTTGTGGCTTTAAGCTTGAGACTTCTTGCTTGGGGCTTGAGGCTTGCCGCTTGAAGCTTGAGGCTTTGGCTTGACGCTTGTAGCTTTAGGCTTATATCCATTATCCTTACACCACTGATCATGCAGCTTATTGATGATTGTTAATTTATAAGTGTTGGGTCTACTCATTAGTGTTTTGCATAAGTTATATTCTTAATGTCTCTAGACCAGCAGGATCTACAGTCAAGACACTTGCCGCCCTGATCGGACGCCGGGCAAGTTTTGGTTGTAGTGCTTACAGTACTAGTCCACGGCCAGCTCTTGGAGGCTGCACCGTTAACCTTCGTTGCGCTTAGTCTAATAATTAAATTTGTTGGTATTATGTCTGGATCCATAAGGGCCAGCAGCTGAGCTTCTCGAGTCGGCAGCCAGTGCTTTGTATCCGGTGTTTGTTTACATACTTCTAGAATGCGCGCGAGGTGCCAGGCGCTCTGGATATCACCTGAGTCGTGCCAGCGAAAGTACTTTCGGCCCTCCATTAGAGTGACCATAGCTCGAACCCAGCGCGAGTCCTGCAGTGCTGCCAGACGACGCGCCATTGCTATTTTTGTATATTTAAAATTGTATCGTCCTTTTAATGCATAACAACCATGGCACGTGGTGCCTGCGATTCTGGCAAGCTTGCTGCCTGTTACACAGGCGACGGCCGGCAGGTTGATTGATGGACAGGGCATCTTGCCCGGAGCTGATAGGCCTCCAACTATCTGGTTAGCTTCTTTCTTTAACATATTATCCTATACTATTGAATTGTGGCTTTTTCGTGTCGCTTGTTGCTTGAGGCTTGGCGCTTGTAGCTTTTTATTATTAATAAAAATCCGGGGGCCAAAACGTTCCCAAGCATTGCCCATAATCTTCAGCTCAGTTGCTATAGATAACAACTGAGCTTTCGAGGCATTTGTGATTTCTACTGTGAATTTTTTCATCAGTCCAACAGCACCATGTATTCTTTTGCAAAATAGCGTCTGAAAAAATCCAGGCCATTGCGCACGATCTGCCAGTCGTCCTGGTGATCAGAGAACCCAGGCGTTTGTTTCGTTTGTCTGTCCTTTGCTTCCGTCGCTTCGCTCATGAACATTGTGTAATCGTAAACACAAGCCGCGAACGCTGGAAGATCTATAGACTGTCCACTGAAGCGATTGGTCCTTTTTACCATTGCTGTTGAATGTGACTTCACAACAAACGGTAGTTTATATTTTTTGTCTTTATATATTATTGTTGTCATATTTCCTGCTTTCTAAATTCATCCTACAATATCCCTGATCCATTGTCAACGCTGCTTGTTGCTTGTTGCTTGCAGCTTTTTTCTTTTTTGATTTTTTTTAATCCAGTATCTGGCATCCAGGCGCATTGTTGGATGCTTGCGGATCTCTGATATTTTAACAGTTGTATATTTCATAATTTTTTACTTTCTGGCCATCGCAGCGCTGCGTAAGTTATTTCTAACTTGACCCGAGATCTAAAGTAAAACCTAGCAGTTAGCAGTCGGTCGGTTTAACTGGTCACTAACGAACCATCACC